ATGTCGACAAACCCATACGCTTGCCCCTGCGCAAAAGTATCTTGAGCGCTTGCTGTACCCTGACTGTCTGCAAACTCAGTTGCGGCTCTACCTTCCGCAGCCTGAGCTATTGCTAGGTTACCCTCGGAAACGCCTGCTTGGCGCTCGTTAACCGTTGCGTTACGTTCGTTAACCGCTGCGTTTCGGGAATTTAGCTCGTTCTCTTCTTTCCACTGAGCAACGCGGTCTTCGTGCTCCTTAACCGACTGGCCGAGCCTGTCCCTATCTAGCTGAAGAGAGTCTTGCCGAAACCTATTGTCGCGTCTTTGTTGGGCAAACGCCTGAGCACCCTGCATACCTGCAAGCAAGCCACCACCAAAATCACCGAGTGCCATACTGCCCCCTTAAAACGCAAATGCCATGATAGCCATCGCGCCAAGGCTACCAACCGTTGAGTATGTGTTAGCGCGCGACTGCGCTCTGGCTGCTGAATACGCGTTTTCGCGCTGCGTCTGATCAGCTGCAGCGGAGCCTAACTGGTTCTGAGAGGAGCGGTTTACGCCCTGCCCAATGTTTATTAGGTCACCTAACAAGCGTGTGTTCGCTTCGCGTTGAGCAATTCGTGAGTCATTAACGGACTGTATACCGCCGAGCGTATTTGCTCGCTGCAGTCTTAGGCCCTGCTGCTGTCTCTGAGCTGGTGTTAAAGAAGCCCCGTATCGCGATGCATTCCTCGCCGATATACCAGATGCCAACCCCTGCGCTACTTCCACGTCTTCGCGCGCTTGGTCTATCAAGCTTGTGTCGTTCTGAGCTTGGGCGATTAACTGGTCTTCAAAAGCTCCGTAGTTGCGCTGGTAGTCGAGGTACTCATTACGAGTGATCTGCGCGTAGGCTGCCTCTGGGTCAGATACCGTAGGTAAGCTGGCTGAACCGACATTTTGGGTCTGGCCATATCCATACCCGCCGCCTCTGTTCGGCAGTCCGCCAACAGTGCCTCGGCTGTCGATACCTTCGACCATGTCAGGTGGTATAGCCATACCCATATTTGCTTGCATAACCATAACTAACCTCCAAAGAACCCTGAGTGGCTGAGACGGTTTTTAAATCCAGTGACCTTCTGCCCGCTAGAATCAACTGGACTGAAGAACCCGCCGGTAACTGTCTTTGGCTCTGGCGGACCCATACCGTCTCCTGCCATCGCGCCGTCTACTTCTGCCGAAGTACCCATATTTTCAATGCCTTGCATAAGGGCCGCACCTGCAATCTGACCAGCAGCATTGAACTTAGCTTGCGCCACCTGCTGATTGGACTTAGCGCGCTGTAGAGCTTGAGAAGTTGCGAGCCGCGACGCTTGAGCCATACCGCTCTGAGCATCCGCAGCTTGCCCTCGTGCAGTACCTAGCACGTTGGTGCGCATTGTGTTCTGAACATTTTTTGCGTTCGTATTAGCAACGCCGAGCTGACCTTGATAGGCCTGCGCCATGTCGCCAGTAGCAGTAGAACTTTGAGTCTGCTGATAGTTTGGCTGCGAAGTAAGAGCCTGCATGGTGTCAGCGTTGGCCCGGCCTCGTAGCCCTGAAGCGACGTCTTCTGTCATGGACTGGTCACGCATCTGCTGCAGCAGGGGGTCGTACTTCTTTTTAAAGTTCTGATACTCAGCCATCGCTACCGATGCAGATGCTCTCTCTGCGGCTGAAGCCTCGTAATCTTGCTTTTTTGGCTTACTTCCCATCGTCTAAGTCCTTCGAATAAACTACCGTTTCGATGTCCCATCCCAACTCTGTTAGGTAGTTCTGCATCTTCGGAACTCTCGACCTAACAGTAAGCTTGCTATAACCCGCCTCCTTGGCTATTCGCATGAAAAACTCCTCATGCGCACTGACCAATCCTTGGCCTTGATAAACCGCTGCGGCAAGCCAAACCAATAACGACCGCTCTCCGCTATATGGGTCTGTCTCACCTGTGGTGACTACAAACCCTTCGTCCGTGGTCCAAAGGTGCGCCTGCTCATTAATACATGCGGCGTATACGTCCTCTGGCCTAAAAGATAGATACTTGTCCTCAGCGAGGATGCCCTCTATCCCCGGCTTAACCCAATTCCACTCGCGACGTATATCCGCGAACACGGGATCAGCGCGTTTCTCTTCCATATCTGTTTCTCTTCCTAGATAGCGGTGCGTACAGACCGCCGTACTTCACCTTCCTAGCTACACCTTCATCAGCGTGGCGACCACGTCGCTCCGCATTGACCATGTGCTCATTGAATAATGACCCGTAGACTTGCGCTCCTGCGAAGTCGGTCCAGTCTTTACTTGGGAGGCGCAACAAACGGAACAAAGCGCCCGCTACGATTGCGTCTCTGTAGTCATTCATTACATCGTCATCACATGCAGTGGACTGATGCGTGGGCTTGAGTTGCACGCGGAGCACTGTTGATGACGCTTTTGTCTCGTTAGGCACTGGCACCAACCAGAAAATCGACTGAGACTGCTTTACGTAGTACTCAGGCTCACCGTAGTAGTTGCTGTCGCGCCACTTAGGCTTGCGCTGCTCCAGCAGGTTCGTGCTGATTGGCTCAAGATCCCGACCTTCATGCACTACCCACATGATTTTGTGTACAGCGGTCTGGTTAGGCGCTTCGAGATCGTACTCAAAGATGCCGTTCACCGTGGTAACGGGGTCTAGCTCTGCTTGATAGACGCCTGTCTTCTCGCACAGCTCAATAACAGCTGACCGAATGTTGTTTTCAATCAGCGTATCTGGACAACCCGGAACCATCGGGAGGATCTCTGGCAGCAAGGACTCATATGCTATAGCCATGCTTTACCCCATAGGTGTCGTTGGCGCGGGTCGGTTCTGATCTACGTTTGGTGTAGTTATAGCGTCGACCTGACCTTTACCTGTCACTGACGCGGTGAAGATCTGGTAGTGGTTAGCAGCACGCTGTGAGTTGCCTGCGTACTCTGCGTCTTTCATGTATGCCATATAGAGAACGTAGTTCATGACTGCGTTGGCATAGATGTCGGGGATATCGAGGTTATCTGACTGTGCGACCGCTGAGGGGTTCGCAGAGTAGATGATCTCTAGATAAGAGGCACCGCTAACACCGGGGTAAACGTAAAAGTTACGTGGGTTAGCCTCGTCGTATATGTAGTGCTTGATGACAGACGTATGTGCCGCGTCGCCGCCGACCGTAGGGTCGTGCCAGTCAGGTGTCTGAGCGTCGAGTACTTCGCGTGAAACCAACCGAACTGATCGCTTACCAGTGCCATTAGAAGCAGCAGACATGTTCCGTACTGCGCGCAACAACCGGTTGCCGCCACTAGGAATGGTTTGTTTGGTGCCTGTCACAAGAGTAACTGTTTCGTTCTTCGCTGATGAATCTGGCTTCAGAAGAGCGATCTCTCGCTGTGCGTCATTGATCCACAGCACTAGCTCACTGACTACTGGCCAGCGAACGCCTGTGGTGTCTTGCAGCGTTGTTTGAACGCGGTCGATAACACTTTGTACTGTGACTGACATATATACCTCTTACGAGTTTAGGGCCGTTTCCCAAGCAGCGAGGCGCTCGTCTGTTGACACAGTACGCCCTACGGCTTTGTTGACGACAGCGGCCTTTGGTGTGCCATCGGCCTTAAAATTCTGGGGGTCACCGTCTTTGATCAGCTCTTGCATCACAACGACGACTTCGTCGGTATTTACAGGCTCCTCGTAGTCTTCATCAGCTACGACCTCTACCCGACCTTCAACTTGCTTTGCGCCCATTTGCATGGCCATCAAACCAATCTCTTCCGCTACCTCGCGAGGCTCACCTGCTTGAAACAAAACAACTGCTCCAGAGGTCAACGCGATGCGGAGATCCTGTTCACTAACTACCTTCATTCTGACTCCTTAGAAGAAGTAAGCCCCTCCGAAGAGGGGCTTGTCTGCCTTACTGCGCAGTGTCGAGACAGATCACGCCAAAGTCTTGGACTGATCCGCTAATGTCGCTGTTGTACTTAGGCTTGCGAAGGCCGAAGATCTTACCGATTGAGATACCAGCTTGGTTCTCGTAGTCGAAAGTATCTTCAACGATATCGGGGAGACCGATATCAGCCATTGCGAGTGACTGAGCACCACAGAACAAAGCACGTGCGCCGCTTACGTCTGCGTCTGCGCCCCACTTGTAACCAGCCGCGCCAGCGTTTGAAGAAGTACCAGAGGTAGCGCCTTCAGTGCTGAATACGTGACGGAACTCGTGGATCATGACGCCATCTACCATCAAGCTCGCAGAACCTGAGAACAGAGAGTTAGATGCGCCGCGAACGCCAGCGTTACGTACGTTAGCCAAGAAGTCCGAATCGAGCTTCAGGTTGGCCATTTGCTGTGGAGTAACGAACATGTGGAAGATCTCGTCGTTACCAGCGCCTCGGATACCACGGATGTAGTTGTCCTTAGCGTATGCCTTCAGCTCAACAATGTGCTTGTAGCCAAGCTTGTCAGTAGCTGTAACAGCAGTAGTGTCGCCAGCAGCAATGCTGGTGCCTGAGATACGACGGTGACGATCGCCAGTAGGCGCAGATACGTCAGATGCGAACTCAAGGTCAACCAACTCGTGACCTGCAGATGCAGAAGTAGCGCGAAGGCCACCGTTTGTCTTGTGCGTGTACGCAACACCAGAAAGAGTCAAGAACGAGAGCTGGTCCATACGGTCGGCCATTGCATAAGCAAGTGCGTCGCGAGACTGCTCACGGAAGTTAACTACAGTCTTCTGGTCAGCCATGCGGCCAGCGATACGGTTAGCGAATCGGAGCTGGTCCAACTCGATAGTGATATCGTAGGCGCGGAGTGCTTCTTCGTTGCCTTCCAGAGTGTTGTCACCGGTGATACCGTCACCAGTCATGTCAGCAAGCAAGGTGATGTTCGCCTTGGTTCCTTTCTCTGACTTAGTGAGTTCAGTTACGCGCTGAACGAGAGCGTTTTGGCCAGTTCCTGCGAACTGGTTAACGAAAGACATGTTGCGTGCAACACGCCAGAAATCCCGTGACCAAGTCTGTAACTGGTCTCCGGAAAGCATTCCAAAGTTTGTAAGAGCCATGATGGGCCTCCATTAAATTGACAAATAAACACATGCAGCTGTGCTGCAACTATTAGCCGACTTAAAGGAGCGGCTAATCCGTTTCCTCGTATCGTGAGGCGACGAACTAGCGCTTTGTTTACGAGGCGCGACCTCGGCTTTTTTTACGCCTCTGCAGGCGAGATTCGTTTTTAACGCCTACGGGGCGATCAACTATCGTGCTGACGGACGAATGTACTTCGTATATTAGCGTCACTAATATTAAGACGCAAGCACTACTTCTTCCTGCGTCTTCCTGACGCTGTAACGGCGTGTTTGATCTTGGCGGGGCCAGTCTTACGCCGGGCAGATGACGCCTTTTCTGCTTTCGTCATTTTCGCTGCAACGGCTTTTGGCCTGCACGAAGGATATGGGCGCTTGCTCTTCCCTTTCGCGGACTTACGACCACAAGGTTTGCCGGTCTTTACGTCGATCCAGCCCTCTTTGAACCATTTTCTAAGGGCAGCACCCTTCTTACTTTTTCTTACGGCCACTTTTGTTACCCCAATTCTTAGCGCCTACTTTTCGGCACTTGGCAACTGCACCTGACGCGTACGCTGAAGGCCAAACCTTGTAACGGGCCTTGACCTTCTTAGCGCATGCGTCGCTCGCCTTCTTCTTTTTTGCTGGCATCACTTACTACTCACTGGTTGAGTCGTCATGAAGCGCAAAACCACGATACCGCTGGCCATTGCGCACCCGATCATTGCCTGAACTGCTGGGTTTGCCGGTAAAAACCCGATAAACCCCTGCAATACTGAGAGAACTGCGATCGCAACGCCGTATTGGACGGTTCGTGACTTAAATGCCTGTTTTACGTGTGCCGGAATCATACTAATACCTCTTCTTTCGTCGAGTTGTGGACTTTTTCTTTGGCTTCTTTTTGCTGCTTTTGCTGCAGCTGCAAGGTTTACCGTTATGCATGCTAGTAACTCCGAGCTTTGCGTGCTGGGGCTTTGGCTTTAGACCGTTTCTTACACTTACCGGCCTTCTTACAGGCTGCTTTGGTTGTACAGGTTGCGCAGGGCTTAAACATGATTAACTCCTTACCATTTTTTGCACGACCAATACCGTGCAGTTAGTTTGCTAGGTGGACTTGTGTCACATCGATGCCGTGCCCTGAACGACTTGCGTCGTCCGGGCTGACTTTTCTTGATAGTCATCTTGGCGTCGCCAAAACGAATGGTTTTTGTCTTATCACCCTGCTTTGCAACAACTACGAACTTTTTGGTCGGGTGACTCGGCGTTCGTTTCGGCTTGTTGTAGCCACTTACGCCTGCTCGCGCTAACTTCGGGTCTTTCTTGGCTGGCATTACAGGATATCTCCGCGTAATCGTCTCAGCGTTGCTTCCGGCAGTGCATTGAACTCGTCCTCCGTCATGGAAGCGATGTCTAAGGCTTTCTCTCCACGTGCAGTCGACGACTCGCCCGGCATTTCGGGTGGTTGTGACTCTGCGGCTTTAAGTTTTCGGCTAACTTCGGCTCTTTTCTTAGCAACTTCGTCTACGCGAGGCGCAGTTTCGCCAGAAAGCGATGGAGCTGCGGCTGTTTCAGCCATATCGACCAAGTCATACTCGCGAAGTACGAATTTTGCGGCCTTTGTAAGCGCTGCAACGGGGTTTTCGCCCTTCATCATGAACGCGTCGCGCAAATCGATGACTTCTTGGGTGTAGCCTTCGTTGTATTGATCGGAATTTCTGTCAAAAACCGGGAAATTGTCCTCTAATTCCGATGCAGCTTGCTGCAAAGCAGTCGCTTGCTGGCTTTGAGACACGGATTCGCCGATTTTCGAGCTAAATTCGTACTCTAACTGCGCCCTTTCCGCCGTTCGGATCTCTTTTCGGAGAGCTGCGGCCTTCTGAGCCTCGCCATCTAGCACTAAATTCTGATACTCGACCTCTTTCGCATCAAAATCGTAAGCTTCGGGGGCTTCGCCCGGCTCCTGCTTCTGCGCTCGTAGCTCGTCGAGCTGCTTTTCCAGCGCTTTCTGCTTGGCCAACACCTCATCAAGGCGCGATTTAGGCACCATGTGCTTGCGTGGCTCTTCGGTAGTAGGCTCTTCTACTGCTTCAGTAACCGGCGTTTGGTCGCCGAGAGAAGGTGAATCGTCTTCTGCCACAGGTTCTTCAGCTTCCGCAACAGCTTCAACTTCAGTTTCTTCAGCTTCCGCAACAACTTCTTCATCTTCTGGGTTCTCCACAGGCTCTTCGCCCAATCCAAAGTTCAAATCAAGCTGCTCTGCAGCTGAGTCTTCAGGTGCATCTGATCCGGGCATGCGGTCATATACCAATTCGTCTTTCTGCTCTTCGTTAGACATCTCTCAATCTCCTATTGATTTATCGGGGGCCGAACATTCGGTATATCTACTTGTTGCGGCTGTTGCTGCTTTGCAGCGGTTTGCATTGCTGTAGCAGCAATTCGGGTTGCAG